TTTGTGACCATCAGTATGTTCAGATCTACCGCCGGAAACATAATCTCTAGTTTCGCCAGGATGTAATTGTGTAACTACTTCTTTCTTATCAGCGTCTTGATGTATTGTCTTGTAGCTACCACTGGGCGTTAATTCTTGGGAACTGTTCTTATCTGGTTCGTTAATGTTTCTGTAAGTGAATTTGTGTCCGCCAAGAGCATCAGCAGAACCGTACACCCAACCGTATTTGGGTGTAATTGTGCCATCGCTCCATGGATCTATTGGTAATTTACTATTATCATCAGCCATTATACGTAACTCTTTATATTATTGACTAAACTTCTTACTGTACTTCCAGAAACAACAGACAGCCCTTTTGATTGTAAGCTGCTAACTACACTTGTCAATGCCGTGGCATCGGGAAACAGCGAAGTAACAGCAGCTGCAGGCTTGAACGCAGATAGCGCATTTGCTTTCATAGATTTTAATGTTGCGATATTTTTAGAATAGCTATTCAGAGAAGAAGTTATAGAGCTTTGATTTAATACAGATGCAGGGAGCTGAGTAGTTTGTAAAGTACTTACTATAGTTCCTGTATACCCAAGAAGTGATGTTAAATTACTCATCAAATTACTAGAACTACCTTTGCCCAAACTCTTTTCGCTATTGTTATTATCTATATTAGTATTTTGTGTTGTTAAGAAACCATTAAGAATCTTACCAGTTAAAGTGACTGGAAGCGCAGTGATTGGATCCAAATAAGCTGGGTCACAATATGGATCTAGATCTATAACTAATTCTTGAACTGAAGTATAATATATTTCATCATCAGCTGTTTCATAATAATAGTCGCCTATTTTTCTTTGAGTATAAACAGATGTTGTACTATCGTTAGATAACCACTTTATATAACCCATGTATGGATCTGTATCCATGGTATAATAAACTTGAATATAAAGATCTGGAACTAGACTAGTTATTGGAGATGGCGCAGTATTACTGATTGTGGTAACTTTTGAAAAGGTTACTGGTATTTTGATATTATCAGGATCATTATCATTGGCATTTTGTATCAAATATGTTATGGCAGTAGAAACAACAGACCTTTGAGTAGAATCAATATCCAAAATACCGTCTTTAGCCAGCGCATTATTGAATACTGTGATTACTCTATCAAAGGTATATTTTCTAGAAAGCTGACACAAAGCACCATATAATGAATTTTGCAGAACTGTCTTTTTCGTAGAAGGTGCAGCTGCATTCATTGTAGAATTTACTTTAGACAGACCAGATACCATATTTGGCATTGCAGAAGAAGATCCTGTAGGATCTACAAGCTGCAGTATATTTTTGATGTCCAGTAATCCTTTTAATGCAGAAGCTGTTGTTTTCTTATCTGCATTTGGGGCATGTTTCTTTCTGAGTTCTTCTAAAGTTTGAGCTTCTTTACCAGACGCATCGGGCGGCTCGGCGTAGTTTGGCTTTGTATTGTCAATCTTTAACGGTTGGCCAAGACTGACATTACCCAATGTAGTTTTTGCACTGAAAGCATCATATTCAGATGACATTATGTTGTCCTCGTCCAGCCAGGATTATCTGGTCCAGGCGCTTTAATATTTCCGCCGGAATCTTCATCTGAAGTTAATCGTATTCCTTTTTTCGTTGGCAAATCGCCTCGACCAAGAGAACCTAAAATTATAGGGAATTGTTCGCTTAGATCATCATCAAAGTATGTTATGAGAACTCTAGATCCCACTAATAAACCAGAAGGAATTATACCAACCTTTGCAGTTGCGGCTGATGTTACAGGATGAAGAACCATAGCCCATGGCAAATCTTCATCTTTGATATGCTGCGTGTCATTTTGGTCATTGTATATTCTGACCTGGCATCTGCCTGATCTTGTTGGATCATCTTCGAAGTTTCTGACTTCAGCAATCTTAAAACTAGGCATTTCCGCTCTCCGGATCTTTGTAAGAGGCTTTCACGACTCTTAGTAACATTGTATATCTTGGAGTTAATCCAGCTGGTTTAATCTTATGCCTGATTCCCACTACTAATGCATTTCCATTGAATTGGGTTTCGCCAGCAGATTTGCCATCACCAGTATCAGATTTATTTGGTATTTTTAAGTTTACAATATCACCAAGTTTAATTGCTGGGTTTCCAGGTATTTCTAATTCTGCAGAATTCTGTACAAGATGAGAAATAAATGCAGCTCTTTTCTTATTTGCATCACCTACTGTATTCATCTGCGTTTCATTAACTTTATCTATGATCTTTTTCACAGGATACTCTGCATCGACAGTTCTAGATCCAGAATATGTAGGCTGATCGATAAAATTAAATTTGAGATCTACTGGTTTTGTAGAAACAACGCCATGAGTTGTCAAATTCACTGTTTGCTCGCTAGCTTTTGCCATCGATCTAACAGGAGTAAAGAAAGAATCTGAAACCACAAAGTGTAATATTGCATTCTGTTTATTTTGTTCAGTCGCATCCGAGAAATTTAATGTTGTTGATTGTAACAGATATGCAACTGGCGTTTGTTTGAAAAGCTGTTCAAATGTAGTGAATATGTATTTTTGCACGCCATTCTTTTGCTGTTGAAAAATAACAAAACAAGAAGATTGACTATGTTCTGCAATATGCTCGGAGTTTAATTTCTTAAGAACATTTATCGGATGTTCATTACTGAATACGAGCCTTCTTTTGCCCTTAGTATTCTCACCAATAACAAACTCTTTATCTGATTTGAAATTTGTCTTTATGACATCCTGCACCATTGTACTTGTCAGATCATTATAACTTCTTGATGAGAAATTAGCATGAGAATTCAGGAGCTCCATAGAAACTCCTCTTACACTGTAAGTTTTACTATTCAAAGATCCCTTTTTTTTACTTGCATTATCATCTAAATTTTTATTCTGGTATTGTTTGAATACAAATCCTACGCTATTTTCTACTGTGTCGTCAGACAAAGAAAAATTAATCTTAATATCTTTATTATAATTGCCGTTAAGGTTCGAACCACCCAAAGCATCACTATGATCAATAACTCTTATTTCACATGTTGGACCATAAGGACTCAAAATATCTTCATAGATATTAAATCCTTCATAAGTCGCTTGAACATAGCTATTGAGATCAATATCTCCTATGGTCAGATTTGTAACATTGATATCACCAATTTGCATTTTTGTCTCTTACTTATTTTTTAATAGATTCTTTAGATTGTCTGATGCTTGTTGTGCATACTTGCTGTCCATAACTCTTATAGATTTATTATATTCATTTTTGTTGTATTCATAGTCATAATAGGTAACAGGAGTCCAATAAACAAGTTCGCCCTCTGAAATATTATTAGAAACTGCGTTAGCAGAGGTGAATGTAGTATTCACACCACTTTCTGTCCCATATATGTAACAAGTACCTGTAACATTAGAGTAATATGTACCAGATACATGCTGTAAATACAATTTACTATTGGCAGAAGCAGCTACTTGACCATACCCGATATAAGAAGAATTATAAACAATCTTACATCTTTCATCTAGAGTAAAAGAAGTGTTACTCACAGAATAAGAAATTACTTTATTTGTTGTTGCAGATAAATTAAGTTGTTTTCTTTTGTATGAAGAAATATTTCCATTTCCGTATACAGCTTCCCAATAATTTTGATTGGCGTCAGTCAATGCATTATATTCACCAACTGAAATATTTTCTACATTTTCCCAACTGTTTTTATAATATTTGATTTTCTGTTGGGCTGAAAAAAGAGAACCATACTTCAATTCTATGAAATCGTTCAGCTGAGAATCTGTTAAATACCAACCATAATATGGATCTGTTATGTTATTACTGATATATAATAACCAACTTTGATATTGATCATTATAATAACGATAACTAAATTGATCTGCTCTTTCATCTCCAACTATATCATATGGATAAAAAGCATATGCACTAGTTGAAACAGCATTCGTTAAAACTACACGTCGAGTTATATCGACTACGTAATTATTCGAATATGTTATTTTTGGGAACTTAGAAAAGTATCTTTCAGCCATTATGGTCTTGTCCCTGGAGCTCGATCGTCGCGTCCTGTTGTAACTGGTGTTGCTCTATCGTCTCTTATGCCAGAAGAAAGTGGAGTATTTTGGGATATTTGAGATTGTGTTTGTTTGTCGTAATAATCTTCTCTGTACCACAGCTGGAGTTCTTTTACTGATATACTGATACCAACTACAACCGGAGCTCCTTCTCGACCTTTAAAGAACGCTGGTCC